GAGCTTTAGAAGAGTATTGTAAATACTTTGTTTTTGAACAAAACGACTCAATTACTTGGAATATGGTTTCTGGAGATATTGTTGATTTCTTAGAAAATATCAAAAGAAAACGTGGTCTATACAGCTATGATGTTCAAGTTGCTGCCACTGACTATGAAAAGAAAACTAAAACTTTTCATGTTGATGTTACTCTTGAACCTACCAGGGTGGTGGAGAAAATAGAATTAAACTTTTTCATTAAATAATGTTACAAAAAAATAGGTCAGGGGATTTTACTTCCTCTGACCTATTTTTTACATTGTCTCCTCTACATCTACTATATTTTTAATAGCCTTTACAACCATCCCATTTAACCTTTCGTTTAAAACATTAATAGAAATTATATTTTGTGTATGTCTATTAGATGTAATCGAATCCATAACAACTCCAAGTTCGTGCAAAATTTCGATAAAATAAGTTATTGTACAGCAAGGTATTTGATTAGAAAAAAACTTAAATATTACAGAATCTTTCACAGCTCTGGACAAAAATAATAAATCTGATTTTTGTATTAAGTTATTATTAAATAAACCAGCATGTTCCCTCAAAGATAAATATTTTTCAATATTAAAATCAGTTGGAATAGCTACTATTATAGTATGATAGTTTGATTCATCATTATCTATCATCATATCATCATACCCAGTTCTTTTAACCATCTTCTTCAACCTTAAATTTAAAACCTTTAAAACCATATTCTGATCTAAGATGTTTTTCATCCGTAAGTAAAGTAAATATCAAGTCGTGCATGTATTGAGGAATGTCATGAAAATCATTATGCATAGATGTCCAGTCGGTAATTAAAAAAGTATTAGAAGAAAATTTTGTAATATCTTTCGGGTTATAAAACCGCGGAGGAATGTCATGATAATCATACTTCAAATAATCATCCATATATCTTTCAAACACATCTTTAAAGTTCTCTAAACTTTCAAATTCAGACTCGATATATAATAAGTAACTGGCTGAACTTGAATTAGTTACATAATCTATTTTTATTTTCATTATCACACTCTCCTATCTGTCCTGTTCTGTAAAAACAACAAACTCAGGACAATCAATAAAAGTACCTCTTCCAGAATAATCCATTGTAGTCCCAACAGGGTCTCCAATTACATCACCATGATTGTCTCCAAAAGAAATCATTAAACATGAAGTTAATCCCTTCTTTTTGGATCTTTCAAGATGTTGTATATTTTCATCTATAGTTTTTAGATCTGTTTTATAAAAATTAGCATCTATGGATGTTCCACTCTTTTTCTGAATTTCAATTAAATCAAGAATTGCTACTTTCTTCTCTTCAAAATAATTTATAACAGAATTTACGCTGTCAACTTCTTTTAACAACCACAAATCTTTTTCGTTCACTCTAATAGCCTTATCTATTTCTCTAATCACATCCCAAGTTGTAATATCTAATACTAAATCGTCATATGTTTCAAAAGTGAGATCAAAATCAATTCTATGTTCAATCAATCTTTGATATAAATCAATATGATCACCTTTAAAAACAAAATAAAAATTTGTTGAACTACTATTAGTTATAAAATCTGCTTTTATTTTCAACTTTAGTTTCTCCTCCAATAATCTGAATTTTCTAAAGGTTAAGCGGACACCTATCTGGTTGTATCTTCAAAATATTTCTAAACAGCCTAAAGGTTTCTGAATTATTCCATACATCATATATTGTTTTCCCACGAAGACTTACACCATACTCATCATGGTCAGCAAAAGAACATGGAACCAATCTCATATCAGGAGTTATATATACAGACATTCTAGATGACTCGCAACAATCCATTGACATCATTTCTATATCAGAAAAATTAGCAATTGAAGCTACATAATTGATGAGACAACTATCCATACCAATTTTAAATTTTGACTTATCATTTTTAATATTTGCAGCAAACTCTTTAAACATTGGAAAAGAAGGTACCCACCTTCCTAACGACTTACCACGACCCTGAGGTTTAAACAATAAAAATACAACCGCATTTAATCGTTCAAGGTCTACCTGACCATTCCACACATCTTTTCCTTTAAGTATATCAATAGCTCTATTATGTGATGGTACAGAATAAATAAAATGAATATTCGTTTTTATTCCAGCATCCATAAACATTTTTAATGATTTATATGTATGTGGTTTTTCATACTGAGAAACCGCTACTGCTCCACACATTTTTGATATTTCAACTTGCTCTTCGGTTAAATTAATTCCGCTTGTTGTATAGTTTGGAACTACATTATTATTTCTTGTATACTCAACAATTTCTCTAAAATTCTCGTGTAAATTTGGATCTCCCCTCCCACCTAAAGCAATTTGATTGACATGGTGTTTGGTTTCGTCTATGATTTTTTTATAATCTTCTAATTTCATATTAGGCTCATCTTTATCGCCTTGATAGCAAAAAGGACATTTGTTTAGACAATGACCCATAATTCCGCAGTCTATCATTGATGGCAATTCTAATACAAATGGGTCTGGATTACCATTAATACCGTAAAGAACTTCAACTCCAGTTTTTGTATTAAACAATAATTCATATTCATTATTCTTAAATGATTTATCGAAAGATCCCACCGCAGCAGTTTTAGTATCTGGATCTTTAATAATCCTCACTCTCATTTCTGGTTTCTCCACTTGAGTGTACTCCTTTTTTATTTGTGGTTGGGTAGTAAAAAACCTACCCAACCGTTAAATGTTTATAAAGTTTTTGCACGGTAAATCCAATAAGGATTTTTCTGACCCTCCTGTCTTCTTCCATATGATAATGGTATCCATCTTCGTTCAACTACTTCAAGCCAATAACAATAATTGTCAATTTTTATTTTATACCATGCAAACCAGTTATGCCACACTCTTTTTTTTAGAGCTCGTTCTCTCTTTATTTCTGTGTTTGTTTTCTTTATTCCGCTTTTTTTAGATTTCCATCTCATATTAATCTTCCATTGATTGGGTAGTAAAAAACCTACCCAACCGTTAAATGTTTATAAAGTTTCTAAAAGGTCACTTATTGACATTACTTTAATTCCAAGATTCTCAGCTTTCTTTTGTTTACCAGATCCTTTACTAGGATCAGCTACAACTAGTATGTCAAGTTCTTTTGTAACCTTTTCCCAAACATCATATCCCTTATCTTTAATTAAATCATAATAGTGGGATTTCTTTTCAGGAAATTTTCCAGTAAAACATATTTTCATTAAATCTCCTTTCACTACAGCCTTTTTAATTGGAAGAATTTCTAAAAGTCTATTAATATACTGAGAACTATCTCTTAAACCTTTAAAAAGAATTTTAGATCTCTCAGGACCAATTCCTTGAATTAACTCAAATTGTTCATTACTATAATTTCTAATTTCTTCTAGAGTTCTTTCTTTTAACAAATCTTGACTTAAAGATCTACCTATACCTTCAAGGTTTATAGATGCAAGAATCTGCCATTCAAAAACTCCATTTTTCTTAACTTTTTGAATTTCACCAAATAGATTATCAGTTGATGATTCAGCAAATCCTTCTAATTTAATTATGTTATCTTTATCTAAAGAAAAAATATCAATTAAATCATATACACCTAAAATAGATACCATTTTTCTTAAGGTTGGCTCACCAAGACGTTCAATACCAATCCTAATAACAGAATCCATAAGACTAACCAAATGTTTTCCATCACAATGAGGGTTGGTACATACTATTTCTGGATCTTCATATTTAACAGGAAATCCACAAACAGGACAATCATTAATATAAATCCATTCTCTTTCTTGACCTTGTGCTACCCCAGTTGCAAATGGGATCACATCACCAGCTCGCTCAATTTTCAAATCATCTCCTATATGAATATCCATATCTCTTATATTTTTCATATTATGAAGATTAACATTTTTGATTGTGACTCCGCTGATCTCAACCGGTTCTATGTGACCAATGGGTGTGATTGTATGCTTTCCAACACTCCATGTTATTCCTTTCAATTCTGAAAATGCAAATGGGTTGGAGAATTTATATGCTATTTCAGATTTTGAATGATGTCTAGTTGACCCAAGTCGTTTTGCATATTCTTGATCTGCAATCTTAAAAACCATCCCATCGGCAGGATAATCTAACGTCTTAATATGTTTTTCTATTAAATTTAATCCTTCTTGTCCTGCACTTTCTATATCTTTTAAATTTACTTTCAAACCAAGATGTGCAAAATCTACTAAAGTTAATATTTTACCATTTGACGAATCGATGTCATCTCTATTGAGTATTCCACCTACTGCATTTCTCTCATTTTTATATTGGTTACCACTTTTTCTAACAACTGAAGTATATCGAAAGTCATTTTTTAAAAAAAGAATTTCCCCTCTAACATCCTTAGATCCAGTGGCTGAAATGGTAGATATTAATGGTAACTTATCTGATACATCTTCACCAATGATACCATCACCCCTTGTTGCTAAAACTCCATCTCTCAAATCTCCAGATACACCATCATATTTTAATTGATTTAAAAATATCTCATCTCTTGATCTTGCAACTTTTCTACACCATTTTATAAGATCATCAAAAGAATATACCTTATCGAGACTTAACATTGGAATTACATGGGTAATTTTTTTGTCAGATGATACTGCAGAATGAACCTTAGATAAAAGCTCATTTGTTGGATCTAGTTCTCTTAATTCATTTACTAATTTATCATAATCTTCATCAGGAAGAACCGGACAATTTAATTTCCAATATGAATTATCATGCATGGTTATTTCTTTTACTAAATATTCTATTCTATTTGAATTCTGCGTCATATTTTAACCTCTTTTCTTGTTCTGCAATTGATGGATATTCTTTCATTAGATCCCATAATTCATTACCATCCTCATCAAGCCATCCATACCACTCTTTCTCTTTATCATCATAGACTAAAAGACCTGAGACATTAGCATAATCTGGTTTGATATTATTTTTAAGCTGAAATGCATCATAGTCCGCTAAAACCATAATTATTTTTTTTGCCTCTTCAATATTATCAACCGGAACATGAAACGACTTACCAGGAATTTGGGGAATATGCCATACCATTAATTTTTCTTTTTTCTTTTCTACTTTTTGTTCTTCATGATCACATTGACAAACATTAACAATGGCTGGTGTATCTAATATATAACCATTGTTTAAATATTTTTCTAATCTGTTCGCAGAATCCTCATCAGTCATAATATGTCCACATGAATTACAATAAAATTTATCTGGGATAAATAAATTAGAAGTTATTTCAGACATTATATCAGTAAAGTTAAAATACATATTATCCTCCTAAAGTTCTTTTCACTATTTCAACACAAAGTTTATCTATAACCTCTTTATTTGGTTTAAGAGGTAAACTACTATCATCAGCTATCTTGTCGATTGTTTCTTCAAAACCAGCTATAAACTCAAGAAGTTCATCATATGTCATAGAACCATTTTTTATTGACATAAGGAAATCAGCATCTGGTCTTGGAAATTTTATTTCTCCTGTAATTAACAACTCTTTACTCTGAGTTATTAATCTGACTAAATGAGAAGCATGTTTTGTATCATAACCAAATTTTTTCTCCAATTTAGCTCTATCTGAATTCCTATTCTTTTTCCATTTTTGATAAGAATTCCAATGAGCTATAGAATTAGAATAAGCTTTTTCTCTACCAAGAGCTTCAATCATATTATCAGAAATTGACATAATTTTTGAAACTGCATTATAATCTATATTAACAAGATTTTGAACTGTAGAAATATAAGAAACAGTTTCTTCCATTTCTTCTAAGTCAGCTGCTAGTTTATGATGTTTTCCTATTTGTTTTAAATATGAAGCCATTAGTGTATTAAATGCTCCAATTTGATCTTTTGGTATTAATGATTTATTTTCAGGAAGGCCGTAATCACTTCTTACGGGTTGTTTTTTTGGTGGGTGTAATAACCAACCTCTATGTCTTTTAATTCTTTTTAATTGAGAATTGGCGTATCCAAAAAAAGAATCCTTGCATTTCTTAGATATAATATGATGACGATTTAAAACAATATTATCCCATTCTATAGTTTTATGAAGGATAAATTTATCTGGTATAAATAAATATTCTATAAAATTTGGTTTATTAGCAATACATAATCTAAGAAATTTTCGAATTTCACAAAATTCAGTATCTACTTCATCGTCTTGAATTTGTTCTACATGATTTAATAAGCCGTAAAAATATTCTTCACTTGGAATAAATACACCTCTAATATCAGTATCAGACGATTCTGTATTTGTTCCATATAATCGGCTTCCTGTTATGAATTTAGATATTAATTTAAAGTTATTCGGTAGATTTAGCATTCTTTTCCTCTTCTTTCCAATATCAAGTGCCCTTTCCAAGATTGGAAAAGGCACACGACATATATACATTGAGTTTGCATATCTAAATTTTCATGTTTATTATTTATATAATTTTTTACCATTCTTCTCTTTTTCTTTCTTATCTGCTTTATGTGCTTTTTCTATTGGACGATCTATATCTCCCGCGTTTACTTTTCTCCCTGTTTTGATAATCATATCTTTCCAAAAAGCCCAATCACATAAAGGAACATCTTCTCCAAAAACCTTTCTCATTTCATCCATATCACCCACTGTAAGTTCGTCAATAAATCGAATTAAGAATTCTGGTTTATCAGATGGTTCCACTCTACATAATAATATTTGTAAAAAATCTAAAATAACTTTATTTGGTACAGCATTTACATAAGTATCCACTTCGTATCCATATTTAGGATGGTCCTCTTTAACAGACAACGTTAGATCATCAATCAACTTCTGAAAATCTTTAGTAATTGTTTCTTCTTGTCTTTTTCCTTTCATTTTTTTAACCTCTCTTAAAAAATTTATAAAATAAATTACGATGACGATGCACTTCTAGGCGAGTACATTCCTCCTGCATAGTCTATACAGTACTCATAACGTAAAAAGACAAACCCACGACCTTATCGGCTCCACGGATTTGAGATCCCCAGTGACTTTCTGGGTTTAACGTCTTTGAATCATCATAATCTCTAAACCGAAACATCTCCATATTTCATAAAATGAAAAATTAATTCTTTAAGACTATCTTTATTATTTAGTTCAGGATTATCAACAACGTTATGTAGTAAAAATTTTAAAATATCACCAATAAGTTTTCCTTGAGGGACACCAGTTATTTTCATAATTTCATTACCATCCAACTTTAAATGTTTAAAATTGTTTGGTGATTCCCTAATTAACTCAGTGTTGATTTTAGTAATAATGTCTCTTACTTCTGATATGCTCAATCTCCCTCGAATCAAATTTGCCTTCTTATCAGCCGTTCTTATCCTAAGAATATCTTTATAATCTATTTCTCGGTCGGCAAGATACTGAAGAGATCTTCGAACTGCTTTTGGTGACTCGAAGTCTCTCATATGTAACTCAGTAATAGATGCTACATAATTAATATCTTTAGTTGAAAATTTGAGTTTCTCTAAATCTTTTCGAACCTCAACAGCTCCGCTTTTATCATGACCTTTAAAATGAAACTCTCTTGTGTTAATATCTTGAACCGCCGATATTATTTTACCTACATCATGAAGATATCCAGATAATCGTAGTAATGGATATTTTTTTGAGATATAATCTCCACACATCATATTATGTGAAAAAATATCTTCACCATGATACGGTCCATGATCATGATTAAAACATCTATCTAATGATGGAAAAATATAATTCAAAGCACCAATCTCATGAAGAGCTAAAAAGAATATAGATGGTTTTCTACAATTCATACTTTTCATAATTTCAATTGCAATTCTTTCTACATCAACATAATTTTTAACAAAGTAAGAATATTTCTTCAATGCTTCTTTAGTGCTCTCAGCAAACCGACCTTCAATAAGAGTTAAAAATCTACATGCTCTTATAATCCTATTCGGATCTTCATAAATCCGTTTTTCAGGATTACCTACAAACCTAATTATCTTATTTTTAAGATCTTCTCTCCCTCCAAATTTATCTATTATTTCGTTTGTGTCTTGAAACATCGCCAAAGAATTTATTGTAAGATCACGCCGAGCTAAATCCTCACCTATTGTTTTAGCAACTGAAACCTTAACATTTTTATCGCTCAATCCGAAATATTTATCAGTCCGAAATGTTGCTACTTCTATACCATCCACAAACACAACTTTAAATGATTTACCTCTTGTTTTAACTTTATGTTCTTTAAATAATTCTTCGATTTTATCTGAGGTTGCAGAAGTAGTAATATCTACATCTTTTGATTCAACCCCTCTTAAAAAATCCCTAACAGCTCCACCAACTACATAGGTTTCAAACCCATTTTGGCGAAGCTTATCAACTATGTATTTTGGTGTAGCTGTCATCTTAAATTCCTCCTTTTAAGTTTAAAAAAATAAAACAAATTCTATATTCATTTGTTATTAATATATATAGAAGATAGTTACAAAAATAAACGAACTCATTCAAAAACCAGAACAAATTATAAAATAGTAGTTTTAGTATGAAAGAGTTAAAATGGACATAGATAACTATCTAGAAAAAATTCAAAAGGATGAATCAATATTTCCGATGGATTCCTACAAAGACGAAAAGAAAAAGAAGATAATAAGAACCATGTATCCAGAACAAGTAAATCCATCCATACCTATTCAAAAAAGGGCTATGATTGATTTTGATGGAGTCATAAGTCAGTATTTGAATGGTTGGAACAATGGAATATTATCGGATGATATAATGCCAGGAACTAAAGAAGCAATAGATGAACTCAGAGAAATGGGTTACGAGATAGTAATTTTTACTACAAGGGCATCTAAAGTTCATTGTGTTAAACCATCAGCTGAAGTATTAGTCAGTGCTTTAAAAGTTTGGTTAAAGAAACACAACATTTATTACGATCGAATTACAGCTGAAAAATTAGGAGCTACATTTTATATTGACGACAAAGGTATCAGGTTTTCTAACTGGAAAACCGCAATGAAACAAATAAAGGATATCAATAAGAACTTAAATATGGAGGATTAATTTAAAATGAAATATTCATTCTCAGAGTTAGGGCAAAACATCCTTACTCGTAAATTCGGCGGAACTACTGTAGGAGTTGCCGATCCTTATACCACTGGTTATCATTTCATTTGGTTTGAAAGAATTCCTGTTGGAATACTTAATTACATTACTGACGGTATTAGTGGAATTTCTTCTACATCTGAAATTCAGAATATTTTGGCGGCTTCTTGTTTATCTGTTACACCTCCTGGTGGAACTTTAAACAAAACAGAATATACTGGACTTGGTGGTGTAAAGTGGGCAGTACCATCTAACGTGGATTATGGAAATACTGTTTCTATTAAATTCTTGGAATTCAACAAAACACCTATCCTAGATATCATGCATAGCTGGGTTAAGATGATTCGAGATTATAGAACCGGTGTTACAGATTTAGAAGATAAAGAAGATGGTTCTGGTTACACAAAAGCTACTTATGCTGGTTTAATGTACTACTGGACAACAGCACCAGATGCAAAGACAGTAGAATATTACGCATGTTATGATGGAATGTTTCCAGCAAAAGACCCTCAGGACTTATATACAAGTGATGTAGAGACTGTTGGAAGGTTAGATGTTGAAATTGAATTTAACATTGATTATGCTTGGCATGAACCATGGGTCAGATCAAAATGTCAATCATTTGCAGAAACATTTTACTCAGCGAAAGATGTAGTTAAAGGATATGGTACAACAATAGGAGGCTAAGAAATTAGCGCTCTTATAAATAGTTAATTAAAAAAGGAGACATATACTAATGAATACCAATAAATTAAAAATAACCTGTGGTGAGATTATTGTTAGCGCAAAGTTGACAAAAGAATCCAAACTACAACTTTTAAATTTTGTGCAAGTAGAGGCTGACGAACATCAATTAAAAGCGCTTCTACTTGATGGTGAAATTATAGTAAAAGCAGATGATGAAGCAAAGGAAATTATTGACCAACGTTTTAGTCAGTCAAAATTTCATGATCATTTTTTAGAGAAAGCCCAGTAGGCATTATTTCAGGAATGTCTGTATTTTCTCAGCAGACCTGGGCTGCTTGGAGAGGATTAAAAGGTTTACATAATAAGAAAACTGTACAATGTAAATCCATCACAAACTCAAAGAAAAAACGATTATGTTTAGATTCTGCCAATGGTGAACTTTATAAAAATCAAATAAATATTATAAAACAAGTAATTAGGAAAGATTGTGTTCAAAATAAAAATACAGATCTTTGTAAAAAGAAAGGACAAATTGCTTTAAATAATGTACAAAAAAAATTATTAAGAAGTAAACAAAGATCAAGAAAAAGAGGTCTAAAAGGTCTTTATAGATACTAGGAGATATTACTATGAACAAAAAAGATTTACAAGTATTTTCAATGTATATAGTAAGCGAATCAAAATCATCCAAATTAGCAAAATTACAATTGTTAAATTTTGTGATGGAAGCTTCTGAACATCAATTAATGGCTTTTATTTTAGATGGACAAATTATAAAAACTGATGAAATTGATAACCAAATAATAGAAGATAGATTTAAAGTCTATGAAGCTGGTGGTCGGATTGCCAAATTGAGAAAAACAGCCTCAAGTGATACTGGACAAGGATCTTTAGTGGGTTGGGTAGTTTATAGAAAAATCAGATCAATGTTTGATACTTGTACTAAACGTTGTGGTACATATGAAAATAATACAACAAGAAGACAACATTGTATGATTAAATGTAAAGTTGGAAGATATCAAGCTGAATATAATGCTGCTAAACAAGCAAACAACAGAACTGAGATGGATAAAGCTAAAGCAAGACTTCTTAAAGCTCAAGCAACTTTAAACAAATCTATAGCTTCGTTTAAATCACGCGGAGCAGAAGAGTAAAAATAAAGAAAACAAATTCGAAAGGAGATCAAACTAATGTTTACAGGATTTAATGTAAAATATCCAGAGTACGAAGTTATAACACCTCAAACAAAATTGTCATTCAATGTTAGATCATTAAATGTACAAGAAGAAGAAAGATTAAAAGGGAGTCTAATGACTCCAACAAAAGTCACTGAACATTTAAATAAATGTATATATGATTCCATTGTGGCTAAACCAGAATCCATTCCTGATTATAACACATTTTTAAAAACAGTTACTTTAAAGGATCGTGATGCACTTCTTTATGGATTATATCATATCACTTATGAAGAAATCCGAAATTATGAAATTAAATGTGGTAACTGTGGAAAAACTTATCCAGTCACTGTTAAGGCGTCAAGTACATTTAATTTCACACCTTATCCACACGACAATATATTAGGAAAAGTTAAAAAAGTTGAATTACCAATTATTAAAGGAGTCTCTGCTTTTGTCAAACAGCCTAGTCTTCATGACGAAATGACCGCTGTAAGAGAACTATCAGCAAGACCAGGAAGTTCAATTGACATAATTATAGAAACACTAATTATTGATAGGTTTGAAGAAATTAAAGAAAAGTCTACAGAATCTTTAATTTATGATGATCGAGTTGATATAATTGATGCTTATTTATCTCTTCCCGCAAAGGATAAAAGAGAGATACATAAACAATACTTAGAAGAATTTGGAAAATATGGTGTTGAACTTAAAATGAAATCATATTGTCCAGGATGTTCTCAAGAAGAAGAAATTGATATAGACTTAGTGGACAATTTTTTTCGAGCAGTGTATTCAGCATAACGGTGTCGCTGAGTATAAACGTAATTTAACCGAAAATATATTTTCATGTATGGAATTAAGTAAACAATCATATTCAGAGACTGTTATGATGCCAGTTAAAAAATTTCAAGATTATTTAAAATGGAAATCAGAGTTAGAAGATTCAAAACAAAAACAGATGCAAGAACAAACTGAGAGGAAATAACATGGCAAATATATTAGATAGATTTAATATATCTGTAGTGGGATCAGAAAATAAAATATCTGACTATACCTCTGTTATTGACCCAAGTGGTGATTTTAAACAAGTATCTAATTTGGAAGCAATTCTTCTCTCTTGGAATAATATCCTCTTAACAGCAACAAGGACATACACCTATGATCCTGAATATGGAAGCGATTTATACAAATTAGTTTTTGAACCCGCTGACAATTATACAGCAGAAAAAATTAAAGAAGAAGTAATCACCAAACTCCAAAGATATGATGATAGAGCAAGAATTTTAAAAGTTGATGTTAGTTTCTTAAACAACAGGAAAGGGTTTGCTATTTCAATAGACGTTGATTTTGAAGGTGAAACTTCACAACTATCTGTTGTTGTTGATGAATCATTGTATTTTAGATTTATGGAGGCTTCTGAATAATGCAAAAATGGTTAAGAACCCCAAGTTGGGAAGCATTATATGGATATATTCATGAGTACCAAAGATTAGTTTATGAATATTACAGCAATCATGGTATTTCTTTTTTAACAACGTATTACCATATAAATACAGATGAAACAATATGGGAAGATGAAAACGTATTCGGTGGATCATATGAACAAGTCGGCGATCTTTCCGGAATCAAAAGAGACAAAATAATGTTACTGCCCATTTATTTTCCAGATGAAATAACAACTTCATTTGATGGACAAGACATTGGTCATGTTAAGGAAAATATTACAAATATAGTTTTTCCTAGTTCCTACGGTATTACACCTTTACCACATGACATTATAAAATTAGAACAATCATTCTTAAGAACAACAAACGACAAATATCCAACTTTTCAAGTTACTGGAGTAGAAATACATCCAAATACCGACAAACGTTATTGGAAGTTAAAATTAGAAACAATGCAAAGTCGTACAACAGATGATATAGATAACCAAGTTGTTAACACTCATGTGTTCTTTGACTATGATAAAAAAATTCATACTCTATCTGATTCTGAATTTTTAACAAAACTTTTATCAAAAAATAGTACATTAAAAAGTACATTAAAAAATTTATTTGATGAAAACTCAGGATTTTACCTATTATAGGAAAAATAAAATATGACAGACACATCAATATCCACTCAAATATATGCATCAAGAGATGCGATACGATCACAAATCACAGATTATATAAAAGAATATCTTGAATTGCAAGGTGTAGATCTTACAAAATCATCTTTTCTTAGTTTCATTATTGATGTTGTTTCTACACTTACTGGCAATTTGATGTTTTATCAAATGTCGACTTATAGAGAATTCTTTCTAACAAAAGCTCAACTTTCTGAATCAATTCTAAACTTGGGTGCATTCTTGGGATATAGTCCTGCAGATGCAGAATATGCTACAGCCGACGTTCTTGTTACAATACCCTTAACATTCACAGAAGACGCAGAGTTTGATATTGCATCAGGTTTTAGATTTTACGCTTCGGATATTCAATTCACAACAGATTATACAACAACAATATCAATAATAGGCAATTCAACAGTAGTAATCACATTAGTAAAAGATAGTAAAAGATATACACTTCCATATACAAAAACAGATGATGATTTTTCATTTATACTTCCTGTAAAACAATTCCAGCCAGATATTCAAGAATTTCAAATAGATGCAGATTTAGATCCATATCAATTTGTAACTATTGATGTTCCAATAACTGGAAAAGTTTCCACTATGGTAGTACAAGTAAAAGGGCCGGGCGACCCAGCATTTACAACATGGACAGAATATGATAGTTTATATTTAATGTCTGATTCTAACCAAGGATACGTTCGAAGAAGAACAGATGGTGGAGTTAAATTATATTTTGGAAACGGATTAATAGGAGTACAACCACCAGCTGGCAGTACAGTTAAAATAACTTCTGATATAACACTAGGTGCTAGTGGAAATGTAATAACCGGTAGTATAAAAACAGGAGATAGGTTATACAATGCAGTAGGTGGAGTAACACAAATAGTTAATTATACAAACATAAACACATCTCCTGCAAGTGGTGGTGTAGATGAAGAATCTCTAGAAGAAACAAGAAGAAACGCAATTGCTTCAATAACCACCTTGGGAAGATTAGTTACTGAGGACGACTATTCAAAGGTAGATGTAGTAGCAAGTGACTCACCATTATCTCAAAACTCAATTTCAGTTTTGAAAAGATCAGACATGAAAATAAATGATATTCAATTATTTACATCATTATTTTTTGGAACAGATCCAGATGATGCTACACAACAATTAATAGTTCCTACAAGAAATGCTTCACATATAGTTGACAGATCAACAGCAACTATTCCAAGATCAACCTCTATTACAATTAATGATGTTGAGTATTATACTCTCTTTGACTTGGTAATTGATCTCATAAACACTTCGGCAAGTTATTATTATACTATAGATGAAACAAAACAAACACCAACACTAATAACAAGTTATTCATCAGAATACGATATATATGCTAATAATTTAGTAGTTAAGAAAATAGGAACTGCTGGTAAATTTACTTTGAGTTATTATTCTACAGAGTCAGATGTTGCTAGCGCTACATGTGAAATGGAAGTAGGTTCAACTGGAGTTACATATACAATGGTTAATGACTCAACTTCAGAATTTTCATATTCTATAGATCCATATAGCTTCATTCCAGAGGGTCTAGAAACTTACTATTTTACAATAAAAGATCCTTCTTCAAATAATGTAGCTAAATATCAAAACACAATAGTTTTTAGACAAAGTCTAGATGACTTTATGATGTCAAGCTTGGTAGATGATTCAACTGCTAATATAACAATATACGATATACCAGTAATTAAGAAATCATATTACGACGCTTTGGATACCCAAACATTTGAAAGTCAAATATTACAATCATTGTTAACTACTCTTGATTTTACACAATATAGAATGTTAACAGACTTTACAAATTTAAAATTTTCAAATACAACGGGTGTTCTCAGCAACATACAACATAACGAAATAACAAAACCAACAGTTATAGATGTTGTGGATAGTCTTCCAACAAGCCCAACTTTAGATGATAAATATGCATTATCAGACCAAGCAACATCCTATGCCGGATATATAGCAACATGTACAGACGCAACTGCTGATACATGGCATTATTTATTACCAGCAACAGATGATATTGTCAATGTTACAAATGAGGGAGTTAAGTATATATATTCTCTAAAAGGTTGGATACCAATACCAAATTATACAATTCCTTTAGAACTTGACATAGAAGTTTTTAAGGATGCAGATTCAACTCTTACAATATCAGGACTTTCTCAAACTATAAAAACTGCATTAGTAAGTGCTTTTAGTAGTAGGTTTGGATCCAACGTTGCAATATATAGATCTGAGATTATAGATGTTATTCAAGGAGTGACAGGAGTAGATCACTGTAGATTAATAAGCCCGGTAACTAGTATATTTTTCAATTATGATATTGATGATTTTTCGCAAACAGAATTACTAGAATATGGGCCTGAGTATGTTTATTTTAGAGCTGAAAATATTACAGTTAGAATCGTGGGATAACGATGGATATATTATTAAATAAATCAAAAATAAATAAATCAAAATTAAAATCGGCAATGATTAAAGTAGCTGGTAATAGTCTTTCCGGTTTATCAGAACCTTGTTATAAACCAAAAACTAAAAAACATTACTATGACTTCTTAAACCTTTCCGGTTTGAAAGAACAAGACATTAAAGAATTTACAAAAAGACAATGGAGTAACAGAAAAGAAGCAAAATTTATGCTTCATAACGACCCTAAATCAAACTTCTATATTTTTTTAATGTGGTATTTTCTAAAAGAAAAAGATCAAATTGGGTTTAGAACAACTATGTTGTTTTTTGTTATTCGTCACTATCGAGCGCTCCTTGACAAACATATTAAATTTTGCAATGAGGATATATTTCGATATGTACTGGAGAATATAACAAAAACACATTTGTTTGCAAGAGAAAAGACAATTGGTAATGCAATGTATCATATATCAAATGAAATGTTGAGGAGATATACAAGATCTATTTCAGAAAAAGATATTGATCAGATATCAAAATTTATACAAGAGTGTAGACATAGAATCTCACAGAGTGTCAAGAGTTTCGCTAATGCATATTATAATGCAGTAAAACAAGGCGGGAAGATAAAAACACAAAATGAACCAACCGATGATGAACAAAATGTATTCCAATATGAAAAATTACAAAAAGATGAGAGAATTATAGAAGAGGTGACAAAGAAAATAACAGTATATAAAATAGTAGATAAAATTGCTCAAGAGAATGCAAGAAAAATAACAAAAATTAATAGCTCTGTAGCAACAATGATTGTTAATAAAGTAAACAACATAAAATATACAGATAATATAAGATTAATTTTAAAATTGTTTGTAAAAGATTTGAAGGGTATCAACTATGTATGTGGGGATAAATATTTTAAGTATGTTAGATCCCTTATGTCTATAAAAAGAACAACATCTCAAATATATTTTAAACAGCAAGTAAATATATTATTAATGAAAATTTTAGCAGATATGAAATATCAAAATAAATATGACAAATTAACTTCTCAAACCCAGTTTCTTATCAACTTATTTCTTTCCTATTATATAACTATGATCTTTCGAAATACCATTTGTTAAGATTATAATCCAATCGCAGTATTTTTCGTTTTTAAGTCAGCTCCTGTTGATGTCTGACTAGAGCTAACTCTAACACCTTCTGAATCAACAATTGTTGGAGAAGATGTTCTTGGTTTAGGTACTAGTTTTGGAGGGGGTAATGAATCTCCAAATGTTCTCTTAGTGTTTATCAATTTTGGTTTACTTTCACTACCACCACCTATTTTATCGGCTGTACTATATACAGGTTCTAGATATTTCTCTTCTAACAAATTTGCCAAGTAAGATCTAACAGTTGGTCTATGTGTTATGTTAGCAACTCCTTCTTCAATTAACATACTAGTATACAAACTAACAAAATCAATTCTTATATCAACCATTGCAAGTCTATGGTTCCAAGCAATTGCTTGTTGATCTCCACCCTTAACAACAGTAATATTTGTTATGACTCCTGGATTTAATTCCCAAAGTCCAGGAACTTTAACTCTATGAAAAAATGGCCAGTTATATGTATAACCATCTTGAGATCTTGGTATAGCCAAAGTAAGAATAGCAGCAAGCGGTCCAACAATATGTCTTAGAGTAGATTCATAACTTCCAGGATTTGGATTATATAATCTAACAGTAGCAGTATAAGAAGGACTAAATCCACTATTTCTCCATACCTGTGGAAAATCGACTCTATTACCTGCTATCATTTTATTTAAAACATTTCCTGCTACAGCACCAGCTCCTCCGGCTGCTCCGCCTTGATTGGCTAATTTTTTCTGTATTTCTTCTATACCGCTTCCAAAAGCAGTGATTCCTTTTCCAGCAGCTCCAAAAGCTTTTCCAGCGATTCCTTCCATGTCTCCAAAACCTGCAAGAATATTTCCGTATTGTTTTATAGCTTGAGTTCCTGTTTGAGCTCCTGTCATTTGCGCCAATTGAGCCATACCCTGACTAGCAACATCAGTAAATTTTTGTAGAAATGTTTCTCCATAATCATTAGTAAAAGTATCAGTAGGAAAATTATCAGCAAGAAAAGCAAGTCTAAGTGGATGCTCAATCTCAAAACCCAAATTTCTTAAAATTTTATTATATGTTGGAACATCATCTTGAACAGTAAACAGTGTAAGTCCTGTTTTAAATGAAGGTTTAGAAGGCCTAATTTCCATAACAGGCATAGAATTTCTAATCATGTGTGTTGAAACAAAATTTGATGGAGGTAGCCCAAAAATTCCATAAGGTGGATCTAATTTTCTTACATATGAATCTTCTGCCATTATCTAACCTCCTACGATAAATTACACTTTAAAACTTGAGAAGCAAAATCATTTCCAGATGAAAATCCTCCGCCTCCTTTAGAACTCATTGAATCCGCTATGGTTGATGCTACACTTGAGTTTGAATTTGACATCATATTAGAAGTATAAACCATAGCGTTATTTATTTGTGCTTGACCTTGTTTAAGTTGAGAAGTAATATCTCCAGTTTTCTTTCCAAACTCTCCAGCAGCAAATCTACCTTCAGCAATTCTAGATGCAGTATCTCTCTTGGCAATTTCAGATCTGTCAATAAATCTACCTGTAATAGCTTCTGTCACACTTGGTGGTAATGGTATAACTGCTTCGCTCGCATGTAATCTTCCAACCCCGGATCTTGTTGTTATTCCACCTTTTGCAAAATAACCCAAATCGTTATAAGATTCTGTTTTCTTTGGTGGAAGTTCTGGTTTTGTAGTAGATTTATTTCCTTCTTTATTAAACCACTTCATTATTCTGCCAACAAGCGGTGTATCTTCAAGTTTTTTCATAGTCCAATCTTTAGCTTTTTGAACTAATTCAACCATTTTCAATATAGGCCATGTTATCAACTCAACAATTTTATCTACATAACCATCTAATCCTTTCAAAGTAATATCAAATTTGTCAGTAATTTTTTTCTTAAAATCATCTTTCAATTCAACCATTTTTGTAAATGGCCATGAAATAAATGAACCTATTTTATCTATCGTACTGTTTATATTCTTTACAATATTGTCCCATGTTCCAGTAAGTTTGATTTTATATTTATCTTTTAATTCTACCATTTTTCGAAATGGCCAGTAAATAAAATTTTTAACACTATCTATTTTAGCATCCCAGGCTTTATCCTTATCTAGTTCTTTATTTAACTTTGCCTTTTTTAACCAACTATCATCTTCAGTATTACTAATCCATTTACCAATAATAGGTATACTTCTTAATTTCTGAAGTGACCATTGTTTTATATTAAATATCAAATCTGAAACTTTTCTAAATGGCCATGAAATAAGATCAATTATTTTACCTGGTAAATGCCATATGTACTTAATTGTATTTACCATTTCATTATATCCACCCCTAAGATTTACGCCCATTTGATCCCAAGCGGCATCTATTTTCTTCGATTGTTCATATAGCCCTTTAAAAAAACCAATCACTTTATCAGTTACAGGAATTGATGTTGCTTCTCTTACCTTTTCTGCTTTTTCTTCTATAGTTTTAGCATCTTCAGTTAACCATTTGTTAATGTTCTTAAACGGAGCAGTAATAAATCCTAATGTACTTTTAACAACATCCGGAACATATTTATCATATACTTCCTTAGCTTTTACACTCATGGCTTTTTCTGCTTTTTCTCTAAATTCTGCAGCTTTTTTAAATGGTGTAGTAATAAAAGATACTGCACTTTTAATCCATCCTGGTGTATATTTATCATAAGCTGCTTCTATTTTTTGAAGAACATTCTTTTTTACTTTCTTTTGTAATTGAGTAGAAGCTTCAAGTGATAAATTAGCAAACCCCCAAGCAACCTGATACCATTTCTCTCCGTACTTATGGGTTTGATCATATATCCATTTTCCCAATCCACCTCTCTCTCCAAATGCTTCATCAATCTTTTTATTATAATATTCACCAAGCATATATCCACCAATCCCAGCTGCAGCTAGTGGACCAAGTTTAGCAAGAATAAGTGGTAAATATTTAATAATAGATGCTGACATATTTCTAAGTAAAGGTTGAATAAAACCAAAACCCATCATAATCAATTTCCAAATAAATTGACCACTACTTTTTAATGTTTTCTTTACCTTATCAAGTCCTCTACCCACTATTCCAATATTTCTTCTTGTTTTCTTTTGTTCTAGTAGTAGATCTTTTTGAATCGGAGCTAAAAGTTTGATAGATTTTGATTCTTTTCTTGTATTTTCTTCAATTAGTCTTATATCGTTTGACATCTGCTCTGGACCCGATAGTAAATTTGATCTCATTCC